ATTGACGCGAATAACCGTCGCAACTTCGAAGCGGTGCTAGCGAAATTGCCGGGCGGTGAGAGTCCGCAGTTGTCGGCGGCGCTTCAGAAAGTGCAGGCGCTTGAGCAGCAATTCCAGGAAGCGCAATCGGCGCAGAAATTTCAGGCCGTTGCGCAGCAAGCGCAGGCGGCGAAGGCGAAATACGATCCCGAGGGCAAGGGCGTGCTGGCACCGTATCAGCACAAGCTTGCGGAAGCGATCGATCGGTTCGGGTATGACGTTGAGACGGCGATTCGCGTGGTCGCGCCGGAGGTGTACAACGCGGCGGTTGTGCGCGAGGCGATGAAGACCGAGACGCGGCGGATTCAGAACGAGACGCTTGCGGGCCTGTATGGCCTGACGGGCGTGCCGGGCGGTCCGGGCGCGCCGAACGGAAACCCGCACATGGATGTTGGTTTCAAGACTGGTGAGAGCGTCGGGGAGTCGCGGGCGAAGATCCTTGCGAAGTTGGGATTGGGCAATGGCAATGGCAATGGGAGGTTGTTTTAGCTCACCTGGGGAGTGAGTTGTTGAATTGTTGAGGCAGTCAGCGGGCACGGTATGCCCGCGGGCACGTGGTATCTACGCGGCGAGTTGAGGGAATTGTCTGGCGTCTCTGTGTTCGAGGTGGACACAGAGACGGCGGGCATAGTTGTAGAAGGGATATCACATGCCGGCAACAAGCATTACCGACGTGAATACCGCGATTGTCGCGGCGACGTTGGTGCATCGCGAGAAGCAATTCTTCGATGCGATCACGAAGCAGTTGATTTTGTTTTATTGGTTCATGGCGAAGGGCCGCTACAAGGCGAAGACGGGCCGGCGGATGGAATGGCCTGTTTGGTACAAGCTGAAGGGCGGTGAATCGTCGTACCAGGGCTTTGACGTGTTCACGATGGCGGAGAGCGATGATGTATCGCTGGCGTACGCGAACTGGAAGTACTACCACGACGCGATCGTGATTTTCGGCGGACATATGGACGTCGAGAACACGGGTCCGGAGCAGGTGTTCGATCTGTACGAACAGAAAGAGACGAGCTGCATTGCGAATTTGCAGCAAAATCTTTCGACGGACATGTATGCGAACGGCACGGGGAACGGCGGCAAGGACATCACGGGCCTTGGCGCAATCATTCCGCAGGACCCGACGACGGGCACGCTGTACGGATTCAACCGCGCGACGGCGGGGAACGAGTTCATGCGTTCGCAGTTGGTGAACCAGGGATCGGGCGGTAACGGTGTGGAGCCGTATTCGGGTACGCCGACGGTGTACACGATGATCCGCGGTATGGCGCGGGCGTGGCAGCTTTGCGGCCGGTTGAAGATCGGCGACAAGGCGCACCGTTATCCGGATCTGATTCTTTGCTCGGAAGGGTACATCCGCGCGTACGAGGATTGCTTGCAGCCGAATCAGCGGTTCCAGAACACGCAGGCGGCGGACGCGGGCTTTTCGAACCTGACGTACAAGAAAGCGACGATGATCGACGATCAGGATTGTCCGATCGACACGATCAACGCGGCGGTGTCGGGTCGCAATCCGCAGACGGGGCTGTTCGTGAACAGTCACTTCGCGCAGTTGGCGTACTCGAAGAAACGCAATTTCAAGCCAACGCCGTTGGCGAAATTCCCGAACCAGGACGTGTACTACTCGCATGTGTTCTGGGCGGGAGAAATTCTGTTTTCGATTCTGCCGAAGCACTGCCGTCATT